CTCTGGTGTACTCATAGTCTTTTTTAATATCATCCATCTGTGATGATACTTTCTCAATCTTCTTTTCCACAGGTTCTACTGAAGTGACTTCTATTTCTGTAGAAGAAACATCAAAGGCCTGATCCAACTCATCATATTTTTTAGACATGATTTAGTCCTCAGAATACACTACCATCAAACCCAAAGTTATCTCCAATTTCAATCAGAGAATTATCTGTAACAGTAATCCTACCAACTGGATCACCTAACAGATGTTCTTGAGCAGATGTCTTATCTCTTGCTCTATCAACAATCAGTTTATTGCCACTCTTAGACTTGACATAGATTGATTCATTACCAATTGAGATGTAAGAATCTTCTGGGATCGATGATGCGTCTTCAACTTCAATAACAGTCTCTGTTTTATCAACGTTTTCTGACAACAATGTTGTAACATCACCATCGTAATTCTTGGTTGCTCTTGGAGTGACTTGATATGTGAGATCCCTTTCTGCAGAAGAAGAACCTTTGGAACCAGCAATGTAACCAATAGAAACTTTATTGATAATATCAGAAGTGACATCCTTAACAGGACCGTATACGAATGTCTTAGCAGTAAATGTTAAGGTATAAACAAGAGCTCTTCTGGTATCAAAGTTACCTTCATAATCATCTTCCATTTGGATGTTATCAAGATTAACAGGAACATACTTGACTTCATTCAAGTTACCAAGAAACTTGATAGGAAGTGAATAAGAAGGTTGGAAATATGGTAAAATCTGTTCTACAATTTGTAACATATCATCATTCAACTTTGTCATAATTGAAAGTTGAATTGTCATATTATATGGAACTGGAACATATGTCTTTTTTACAGTTCCATCAGGAGTTTCAGTAACAATAGTTTGTGTTTGAGTTACTTTTCTACTTGGATCATATGAAAGATCAGTGAATTCAAAAGACATTCTTGGAAGAGTAATCTGAACAGGACGATTCAAATTGGCCTCTTGTTCCATTCTTGCAAGAAACTTTTGAGTTGGACCATATGCAAGAGGAACTTGGATGACACTAGAAGTGTCATCATTACCATCTTTATGATGAACTTCTATTCCATTGAAAAGAGTACCAAATCCAATAATTACGGATCTGAATACTTCATTGTAGAAATAATCAAACATTATTTTACTCTATATTACTAACTATTTAGATTAAGGCATTCCAAAAGGATTTTTTTCGGTGAAATCAATGATATTATCACCTTCTGTTTCAATATTGTCATTATCCGCAAATGGTGTTACTAGGTCATTTTTTTCTTGTAATCTCATTGCATATAGTGCACCAGATTCAGTTCCATAGACAGTTTCACCAGATGTAAACTCACCATCAACAATTTTAATTTCAAGTTCATTTGTAGAACTGATCCAACTATTAACTCTTGCGGTTGTTCCAGAAGTTGAACCAATTACAATTTCATTGAAGATATATGTTCCTACACCAACTGTTGAACCAATACCTGCGGGAGTTTCAATAGTGACACTTATAGGAAGATCACCTGTAGTATAACCAGTACCAGCATGTATCAGGTAAGCAGAAGAGAGATTACCAGCAGAATTGATATAACCAATACCAGTGGCAGATGTACCACCTCCAATTGGTTCTGGGAAGACAATAGATGGATTGGATGTATATCCAGAACCACTACTTGCAATAGAAATACTTTGAATTGTTCCAGTACCAATTCCTGTTGTTGCAGCAGCTCCAGATCCAGATTTATTGACTACATTAGTGAATGATACCCAAGGTGCAACGGTGTAACCACATCCAGAGTTGGACATGTAAACTGCCTGAACTTTTCCACCAGCAACACCTGTACAATTGATATAGTCATTGGTGATAGAAGAAATACCTGCAACAATAGTTCCACCAGATGGTGCTGATGAGAAACCTACAATCGGTTCGTGATTATAGTTGTTACCCATATTCTTGATAATCACATCAGTAATACCACCAGTAGTACAAATACCCGCAGTAACTGTTGCTGTTACACCAGCACCAATCAATTGAAGTGTCTGGATATATCCTTGATCTTGAGTATTGTCATCGATTTCATCGACACTAGTATCAATAACCTCATCTTCAATACGGAAGAGACTACAAGTCAATGTATAAACATAATTTTTTTGTAATTGATAAAAAGGTTGTTCATGTTCAACATATTTGATCTCAAATATCCTGTCACCAAGAGGAAAATAGATCAAATCTCCCTCTTTTGGTCTTGATGTTAATACACTATTAGGAATAGATTTTGATAATGGTGCAATATAACTTTCATATCTATCTTTTGAAATGATAATCTTCAAATCATCATAATTTTGGATACCAAACTTACTTAAAAGTGTTCCTTGTCCACCATATCCCTCATAACTATCAACATATGCTTCAATTGGAAAAGAACTACTAAATTCTGATTCAATAACCTCTCTGATGACAGTATTTGTAGTCACATACTTTCGAGGCATATAATATACCTCAACACCATACATCCTCAACTGTTCGTTGATAAGATCTTGAACTAAATTTTGTTCTGATTGTGATCCTTGGAGAAAAAATGGATTTAACATATCAGCCAATCATATCCATAGGAGGAAGTTCATAAGTAGAAGACATTTTTTCTCTAATAACTTCTAATTCTTTTTCTGCATCTTCATACATTTGTCTTCCATTCAGTTCAATACCACCAGGTAACTTAACTCCCTGGAATTTCATCATATTTTGACCCCATTGTCTCTTAATTAAAGATGTGAGGTAGGGTTTGATGAAAGAATCATTCCAAATTCTGGTATAATCTGTACCATTCATGGCTCTATAACACTCAATAATCAAAAAATCACCTGTACTGACAGTAGAGTAGTCAATATCAAGATATAATCTGTCCTGTCTTTGATTAAATCTGATATGTTTATGAGTATTCATGAGAAAATTCATCGTCTCCAAATAACTCATTGTCATCGAGTATGACAACATATCGTATCCAGATGCTGCTGTAATTCCTCCCCATAAACCAAAAATATCATTTAGGAAAAACTGATATTTTACGTCCCACATTCCACCTCCAGCAGTATCATTAAACTGAAACACCTTTTCAATCCCGATAACATCTGGTGGAACTTGTAAGTAATTACTATTTTCATAATAAGTGAATGTAGTTGCACTTCCTACAATACTTGTAGTTGCACTAGTAGAAGCAATACCAACTTGTGATTGACCAGAAGCACCAGGTGGTCTTGCCTTACCCCTATCAATATCGTCTTGAGTTAGTTGATATTTGAGAAAAACTTTTTCAACACCATCAAAGTGCCTCTCATTGAACAATTGAATTGTATCATCGACCAAATCTTCAATTTGTTCGTCGGCAACATTGATCTCTAAGACAGGATAACCTAACTGTCTTTTACAGTAATCAATTAGTTCTTGCCTAGAGGATGGTTTAGCCATTTATAGAACTTCTTTTTTCTATTTATGTTTATCCATAAAATGTTGGAGCATCATTTTAATATCACCTAAATCACCCTTGATTTCATCAAGTTCATTCTCAATAGAATCGATTCTTTCTTTATCAGAATTGAGTTTTTTACGATTCATCAAATAAGTATTATAATCATTTTGATTTGTGTTAATTATGGCATTAGAACGGGTATCTCTATGATACCCGTCCTTACCTTCAATAGGAATCAAAGACATATTATGCTAAGGCAATTGCACGGAGGTTTCTAAACTGTGGTACAACAGACTGATTGGTCGATGTACCGACGATCTTGATTCTAAAAGATGAGAATGCAGGAAGATCTTCATTGGTAAATGTATACTCTCTAAATTGATCAATAGAAGGATCATCAGTATATGAATCCAATTTAGGAATGTTGAGATCAGAAGATCCATCACTTGCAGTTTTACTAAGAATAACCTTTCCAGTTTCATCAAAGTTACTGTACCCAGGGAAAGGAACAAATACTACTTCTTTTGCTGTACTGTCAGGTTGATTCAATGCATAGAATACTCTTACATCATTGTATGTTGAAATGTAAGCGTCCAGATAAACTTTAAGTCCAGATGCAGGATTTTCAAGAATAATGTTCTTAGTAACATATACAAATCTGTTTGGATCATCAACAACTGTATTAACTTTATAATCGGTTGAGTAATCACTAATAGGATTATTAACTCTATTGGTGATAGTAACAATTGACGAGTTATCAAGATCAATTGCAGGTGATAATCTTGAGTCAAATGAATATAAGTTTGCTGTCAATTCAAAGGACTTATTACCAGGTTGAGCAGAAAGATAAGTGTCCTCATTAATTTGAGAAGCAATCATCCTTGGAGTATCAAAATAATTTTTCTGGTAGTTAGCAATACTTTCAAATCCCTTATCAACAAAGGCAACTTCAGTTCCAGAAATACTTCTTTGGGCAGTTGTCTTTGCCTGGAATTCAATATTGGAACCTTTTGGTTCAATAGTTGTGATTTTTGGAATCATAATATTGAATGGTAAGTTGTAACTACCTTTTGCTTCTTCACCACCAGCAGTGACTCTAGTGTTGAAATACAATTCACTGAAATCTGTTCCAGTTCCCCTATTTGTTCCATAATCAGTATCTTCCACATCAATTTTTACATTGTAAGTATCCAGAGTAATGGGATTGGAAGAAGTTACATTATTGAGGTTATGTGTTCTATTGATTCTTCTCAATGAAACACCATCAAGTTCATACTTGTAAACAAGATCATCAATATTATGTTTTGTTACAACTGTATTATCAACACCTCTAGTAATACCAGTTAATGTATTACCACTAACTCCAGTATACTTGACGATTTCCTTACCAATCTTAGCGTATCCTGGATTGGTTGTACCAACACCAACACCTTCAAAGTTACCAAAATCAGTAGTACTGGATACAGTAATTGCACCAATTCCAGTTCTCGTATAATCAACAGTTAGAGGTGTAGGATCAACATTAGATTCAATGTCACTCAAAGTAACCATGTTAATACTACTATACATTCCATGATTTCTTTGGAATATATTGAAATGTCTTCCATCAGTATTAACTCTGATTGGAGAAACGGGAATTACGGTTCCATTAATACTGGAATTGATGGTTGTAGCAGTTCCAGTAGTTGTGTCAACATATAACAACTCATTAGTTGTGTCAAATGAACCCTGTACTTCATCAAGAACCAGTTCATTATTACCTTTCAATTGATTAATTGAAAGTTTCATGTTTCTTCCAAGTTGACTATTACCAACCTGAATAGGAGTTAATACGTCACCAACAGTGTACCCTTTACCACCTTGATTGGTGGTAATTGTTGCACCAATTGCAATACCATCTTCAACATAAATGTCTGCCCTTGCATTTATACCCTTACCAGTGATGCTTGTGAGGGCAACACCAGCAAATGTGTAGGAACCAGAAGAAGGAGTGTATCCGATACCTGAATTTGTAATCGTAAGGGTAGAGAATGCAGATCCTGCATAACCTACCAGAGTTCCAGATCCAGTTGAATTTGACTGGGTAATTTTATTACCGATAACCAAATTTGGTTCTTGAATGGTAGTTCCTATACCAACACTAATGTTTCTTGGTTCAATTGTAATTCCATCTTTTGGAATACTTGAAAGTGATGTGGGAAGTTTGGGGTTATAGAAGTTAATAGTTCCTGCAGGAACAAAATCAGCACGGTATAAATTAAACTTAAGGTCTTCAAACTGACTTGGTGTCCAAGTAGAAGCATTCTGTGATTTGAACAGTGAACCAAGAACTGGTTGTTTCGAAACAAGAATTTGTCCCTCTTCAGAACCAATGGTTGAAACATCAACTTCACCAAGTCTAGAAATCCAAACATTATATTCTGTGGAGTTAGAAAGAAGAACAATGGCATATTCTTTCTGACCTTCAAGATATACTGGTGATTCAAATTCAAATGTTGTAGCAACACTACCATCAGTAGATACATTTACATTTTTTGGATCAACATCCACTTCAGAGTATGGAAGAATTACTGAAGTAGGTGTACCAAGTTGAACTTCTCTAATCTGACATGTGATAGGAATATTCTCGTCTTTTGAACTGAAGAATATATCAACCTTGGTAAGAAATATTCCTCTTTCATCCTGAACATTGAATGTTTGGGCGAGAGGATCTCTATAAGTTCCCTGCCAACGAATACCAGTAATACCAAAGTCTGTTGCAACTTGTTGTCTAAATGGACTGGATGCAACTGGAATATTATTACGAGCCGCCCATGCCATACCCACGGCGAGGTCATTACCACGTCTTGGAGGTGGAACTGTTGTTCTAGGTGGAGCAGGTCTTCCTCCACCTCCTCCACCAAAACTTGGTGGTGGTGGCGGTGGTGGTGGTGGAACGGCTCTAATATTATCAAATATGGTGTTAGTACCTTCACTGACCTCTTCTCTTGTTTCGAAGAAGGTGTTATCAACTTCTACTCTAGCATTTCTTAGTGAAAGAGTAACTTCTTGTGTATTTTCAATGCTACCTTCTGAATAGAATACTTCATCAGCAGCTGTAGAAGCAAGACCTTGTATACTACTATTTGAAGGATCATTAGTGAGTCTAAAGGTCGAAGAACCTGTTTCAAAAATAGGATTACTGAGGTTATTTCCATCAGGAACTCTGAAGGAACCAATAATAGTACCAAGTCTATCAGTAACTAGTCTACGAGCCTTAACTATTGCAGATGCTCCACTGGATTGTCCAGTAATGATCATACCTTCTCTTAGGAAACCTTCAAATTCGGGTTGATTTTCAGACGCAAGACTGAATGTATCGACATTCAGGATTGTAGATGTTTCTGAATAAGTAGAAGGTAATGTATTGGTTCTATCATATGGATTTGAATCATATACATCAGTAGGATCATTATAAGGTCCATACTTATGATTTGCTGTGGCAACCCTAAATTTAATTCTAGGAATTGTGGACATATCAATACGTTGAGCAGTATCGGAGAAAATCATTTCACCTTCTACAGTCTCACCAACCTCAAAAGTACCACTATCCATAGTAATCTCAAGAAGTTTACTATGACAGAAGTTACTGACAGGAACATCATCAAAGAAAGCATAAACCTCAGTAAATGGTTTCAAACGTGTACCAGTAAACTCAATATTACGAGTTCTAATAAAGTGAATGATGTCTCTACTTACAATTCTATCACCCAGAGATTCATTGGTGATTATCTCAGTAACAGTAGACTGAGACCCTGTTCTTTGTTGACTAATGGCAACTTCAGAACTGACATTTGTAACGTCAGCAGTTGATCCACGTCTAGTATTTCTACCAGTTTCTTCTAGTTCTTCTTGTTGGGTAAGATCTCTTCTCCCCATTTCTTCTCTTGTAAAATTAAGAACATTAATACCAACAGTTTCCCAAGAATCCCATTGAACTGGAGTAACACCAATTCTAGTACCATCATTTGCTGTTGTTATTTCCGCACCAAGTGCAGATGCAATTGCTTCAAACGATCCTTCGACTTCGATAGTTCTTGCTTGCATTCTGTTGGTGTCTACCCAGACATCAACATCTGGCTCAAGAACAATAGAACCATTCCAGAATTGAACAAGAAATGGAGATACATTTTGACTTCTTGTAGCAAAAGGTTGACTTGCATAATTTACACTGGTGTAGTTCAGGAATACTGTCTGACCTTTTCTTATAACGTTGATACCATCAAGATTTGCAAATCTATTATCTTGATTTGCAATAGTTGTTGTTCCAATACCTGTAATTGCATCAGAACCAACTTCCAAACTGATGGCAGTTGTGTAGTGAGATGGTCTCAGAACTCTCTTTTTAGTATCAATACTATTTCTTACACCAATAGAAGTGTCTTGAGTTTTGAGTTCAGAGAAGTTATCAATGTAAATACCACTCTTAAATCTATTAAGACCATTTGAATCAGGAACAAAAAGATTCAAAGTATTTGTTTCAATCAAACTCAAGGAACTATAATATTCCAGGTTTTTGATTCTCTGTTCAAGTTTGAAGATATCTCTCATTTGATATCTCTTATGTTGAATACCCTCTACTTTAACATTTTCTAAGTTATAAGTATATGCAGGAAGGTATACATTTGCAATATGTAATGCACCTGATACTTCTTCAGGAAGTTTTGGTGTATCATCAGGAGTTCCAAACTTAACGAAGAAATTACCATCAGTTCCAACATAAACTCTATCAGCTCTTGGAAGATAGTAGTTATAATCTAGAGTAATTGACTCATCAGATGCAATTACATACTTAGAACTATGTTGTCCCTCAGAACCACTATCAAAGTCTCTACCATAGAATTCTAATGGCGATCTTCCACCAATTGTAACAGTATAATCTTTAACTCTAGGTCTGACATCAATAATATCAGTATCTCTTATCCCATTTGTTGTATTAATTTCCTTTGAATAATCAAAAGAATTATAAGAATTAACTGTTGTGATGTCCCCAGTATCCGAAGAATCATAGAAACCTTTAGAATAATAAACTCTTAGTTTTCTATTTGCTTCTGGGAAACCAGGTCTCCTGATAATTCTAGAATAATCATAAATGGACTCATTTTGACCATTAAAGAAAGAATATTGATCAGTTACTCTCTTTGAACCTACAGAAATATTTGATGCAAGAGCACTTACACCAGACTGACTAAATTGAACAACCTCATTTGGTTCAAATGAAGTGTTATTTAAATAACAAAAACCAATACTTGTATCGGTCTTTCTCACCAGGTAAATTGCCTTTGCACCACTAACAGTTCCTGTAATTGTTTCACCAATGATCAAATCATTTGTTGTTGCAGTAGGACCATCCATTGAAGCGGTGGTCATATTTGGTGATTCTGGATCCTCTGTACCACTTGCTTCAAAGATGTCATGAATCTCAACAACATCAGGGACGTTCAGTGAAATTACAGAGTCCTGAACTCTAGTGCCAAATGGATAGTTTCCATAAGTCAACCCATCACCAATAGTTGTTCCTGCAAAAGATACATTTGTACCAGATGAAGAGTTCTTGGACTTATCAATGATCAAATTATTTGAGATAGACTTTCTCTTTACTTTAGAGGTGACTTTTGCCTTTTTCAGTGTTGCAATCAGAACAGTTCCAGAAGTATCTGACCCAGAAAGACCGATAAACTGAATAGAAGTAGAACCATTAGTAAGAACAACTTTATCTCTTGTAAGTGCCTCTGTAGTTCCATCAGAACGAATCAGAATATATCTCTCTTCGTCAAATGGGAGGAATGATTCATTTGGGTCAGCATCAATTACAGGAGTCTCATTGTTTGAACTAATTGATGTATCAAACTGTCTCCTAATAACAAGATTTGAATCGGAAAGATCTACTGAAGAAATATTTTTCTTGGGGAAAATACTATACAGTGTTTGATTTGTGGATTCATTTCCACTTCCAAGATTCTTTTGAATCTTTGATGATAAAATTGTAAAGTCATTTACGGAGGTTAAGGATGTCGGAACGGCACCTTCACAAACACCCGAAACAGTAGTTACCCCAACAATTTCAATTGATGTACTATTGTTTACTGTAATTCTACCTAAAGTAGGAACAGTTGAAGAAGTTGTAGTATATCTAACAAGATTTCCTACAGTAGCAATTCCTACAAATGATGTTGATGGATTTGTTACTGTAGAAACACCAGTTACCGTATCACCTGGAGTAAGTGTTGCATTTCCGATAACAAAATTTGGTTGTGGAATTATATCTGCAGTAAAAGTATTTGCAGAACCTACAATACCATATACTGATTGAATATCTGAATTTCCATATTCTCTCACATCCGTTACAAATCTACTATCTACGTCTACACCATTGAAGAATAGATTTTCACCAATACTGAAGTCACCTTGAACATTATAGACAGTTACACCTGTTCCCGCACTTACCGCGTACCTAACAAATCCAATAGAACCACTTGATTGTCCTCTAACAAAAGTGGGGACAGAGAGGGTTACTGGTTCATTGAGAGTAATATCTGTATATGTCTGAACATCAAAGAGTGAGAGATCCCACTTGTTAGTGTCTGGATTAGATGTATCATAAGAACCAGATTCTAAAGCAAAATCATAGATTCTTGCAAGACCAATTTCCTTACCTGATGCAGTACCGTCAGTTACAACTCTTTGGTCCCTAAGACTCAAAGTATTTGAAGTATTAAAACCAATAGTGGCAGAACCATGAACATTATTTACTTCGAATGTTGGACCAAAACCAAAATTAATTGATTGACTTTGAAGTAAACGTGTAGTTCTTGGTTTTGGTACATCAATTAAAGAACTAGTTCTAATGTCAACTTCATATCCTTCAACATATGCTCTACCAGGAGATACTCTATAAACTAGTAGATCATCACTTGGGTCTGCACCCGACGCGGTTCTTTGACCTTCTTGATAGATCCCTCTATTACCCTCATTATCATTTAGAGATTCTTTAATAGTAGTGGTAAATTGTTTGATATAGTAACTACCAGATTCATCATTTGTCCTCTTTGCCAGAGCATCTCCAAGTTTATTATACTCAGTTTTAATCTCCGTCCTCAATATACCACTTTGAATTTCAGATAACTGAACAAAATTGGTATCGTTAAAATCACCTAATGGTTTTTTGGTGAGTTTGGCAGTAATTTCAAATCGATCAGCACCAGGCGCACTAAAGTTATTAAAACCTTGAGCATTGTCTGTTAATGTTGGATCTACATCCGCAGAAACAATGTTTTCATTTACTTCTAAACCAATTCTAACACTAGGAGTGTTAGAATACTGCTCAAGAATGATAGTTTCATCTTGAACATCAACAAAATAACCCCTTAAGAAGTAAACACCATTACTAATACTAAATGCAGAACCTGCTGCACTTGCATTTGTAGTTAAAGTATTCGCAAAACCTTCTCCTGCGGAGATGAAAGTAGTTGCATAGTTGATATTTACGTTTGTAACTAGAACTTCATTATCAAAAAAGGTTTGAGTTGCTGCATCAGTAAAAGCAGAATCAATATAGTTCAGATATAAAGTATAATTTCCTCTTTCAGATTGTTCGTTGGTAATATAAGTTACAACTTTAGCAGTTACACCAGAATCTCTACCAGTAATGGTATTTCCTACCAACTGATCAAGATAAAGACCTACAGGAACACCTAAAAACTCTTCCTGAATTTGAATACAATAGAAATTTTGGGTATAAGTCGTGCTCCCAGGGATGACACAACTACCCTCTTTAAACAAATGATCACCTACATCTTCAATTTGATTCTGAAGAATGGATTGGAGATTATTGAGTTCCCTGGCCTGAACTGGATATCCAGGCTTGAACAACACCTTATAGTAATTGCTCTGAGGATCGAAATCATCAAAATATGGAGCAACGTTGAGATTAGTTTCCTGTGGCATAATTCTTTAGAACTGCAAGATAATCTTTACATCTTCTTTCTGTGAGGCAGACCTTGTTACGGAAGGTCTGTTATCAAGGAAAATAATGTTTCCAGAGTATTTTTGTGACTCTGGTTGAGAAACACCATTTGTGAAAGTTTGACCAAGATAATATGTACGACTATTTAGAACGGTTGACACACCCGTAAATACAGTATCAATACCCAGATTGATACTTCCACCAACAATTGTCACACTCCCACCAGTTGTAGGAGAAGGGGTAAACCTATTCATTTTGAATCCATATGTAGGATCTGAATTCAATGAACCATTGGTATTAAAACCAGCAGTTGACTTATCTTGCCAATACTTCAAAACACCAGTAGTTTGGTCATATGAAACAACTCTACCAACAGCTGTTGAACCAACACCAACTGTTTGAGTAATAAATGAGTCTTGAGTAAATGTTGCAGAACTATAACCAGTTCCTGTCAATCTAAGTGCATAAACCGCACTTGCTTTATCAAGAGTTAGATTTGAACTTGAACCTTGTGCATATGGGTTTTCTACAAGGCCAACAGATGCAAATTGATTACCAGTGATAAAATCTGGATTTTCAGTATCATTCTCAAATCTAGAATAAGTCAGAACATTATATGCTCCAAGTTCTCTATAAATATCAGCACCATGACCATCTTGTGGTGGAATAATTACATTGAAAACTGGTGTAGTTGTTGCTGTAGGAACACCACCTGCTTTTAAATCAACTGTACCAAAAGTATATCCAGAACCACCTCTGGAAATATTAACACTTTCTACTTTAGAATCGTTGTTAATAACGATAGTTGCCTCAGCTCCACTACCATCACCTTTAATAGGAACTCTGGTATAAGTTCTATTGGCAGTTCCAACACCAACACCACGATTTCTGATCGTAACAATCTTTAATTGACCACTTGATTCTGCATTATCCCTTACAGGTGCATCTTTGGTGTTTGTATACCAATCAGTAGGTACAGGAATATAATTTGTAGAATCGAACTTAATTGCCTGACTTGGACTAATTGTATAAAGATACTTCCAGATATATCCATCACCACTAGAACCTGCCTCTCTTGGTTCTAAATCAGTGAAGGTTGGTTCGTCCAGAGAAGGACCACCAGCAAAGTTATTTTCAGGATCTGCCCCATTGTAGAGACAAATGTAAACTCTATAATCACTATTGATTACATAGTAATTGGCAGAATATAAATCAAACGCACCAGAAGGTTGTGATGGATTATTTCTACTTATGTCATGGCGGTACATATCATAAGTAGTACCTGATGTCCAGGTAACCTTTCTAACAACTTGACTCACATCACTTGCATTGATTTTTTTCAATGCAATCATGGAATCCCAAGTGTTATTATAATTCTCAAAACTATCAATCGGAGTTGGAGGATTAGAATCCCAAGTCGATTGATAATTCGTAGGGTTAGGAATACCAATAAATGTATAATAAGAATTTGAACTAGAAGAAACTCCTGCAACGAAGTTCTTCGCATTCAATATTCTAAGTTGGTCAGTAATTATCGCTGCCATTGTTTAGAGGACTTTTTTCTTATTTATCAACTAAAACTGACGTTGCTTCTTGCGATAGCAACATTTCCCTTGACTGCAGTAATTGCACTGTCAGTCAGAGTGATGTAAGTTGTAATGCTGCTGTAACCAACATAATCTGCAAGGTTTCTATTGTTGAAGG